CCTTGCATCACGAATGCATCATCGTCCGGAAGGCGAGTTTCGACTAACTCTCCTGGCAATCCTAGTCTCATCATGTCCCACATTTCTATAGGGAGTTCTTCCCACTCTGCAACACACACCTTACCTTTCTTATAGTACTCTTCTTTAATCATCTCATTCTGAGGTGAGACATCATGTATGAATGTCATATCTGGAGTATGGGTTCTGTATATCATATTCATTCCCCACCACTCTGAAAAAGTCTTGAGGTCTATATTCTTTCTTGACGGACCATTGCCTACTAAGTATAACATATCTAAGTTGTCTTGCATATTTTTATGAGTTTTTGTTTATAGGTGTTAATGTTATAATTCATGAATGACTTATACTTGTCAATCTTGTTTATTGTATCTGGATATATCAGTGTTTCTGATATTAGATTATTCCATTTCTTACTGAATTCAGTTACATCATCTAGTATACACATTGTCTCTAGTGATATGTTCTTACCAAGGAACTGTTTGAGTAGATAGGGGTGTTGTCCGTTTGTTACAGTCAATACCTCTTGTATCGTTTTCTTCTTTAGTAGATACATCATGTCTTGTTCAAACTGATAAGATAATCTCTGTTGTCTTTTCTTCCAATCTAAGTAGAGTTTCTTAGATTCATTTTCTAGTAAATCACCAACCCATGCATCTTTCAACGATAGGTTGGCAACATAGAAATCAAGTAGTTCACTCTTATATGTTCTTGCCAGTTTGGCAAAGTGATACTTGTCTTTTCGTTTCATGAAGGATGGTAAGTCTGCCTTGACCTTACCATTGTATTTGATGAAGTCATACGATGCCGAATTAAAATGTAATTTAATTCCTAAGTATAACTGATAACTATCAAATCCTTCACGACTCGACATTACTTACTCATTATAATCTTTTTCTTCTTAGGTACTTGTATACCCGAAAATGCGGTCATATAAGCTTCTTTTACATCATCGTTTGTATCACAAACAAAAACATAACTATCAATCTGCATGTATTCAGGATCCACTTTACCTGTTACTGCAACCCCTTTCGCAAAGCCCATGCCACCGTTAGGCGCTTGCACTATCATGCGTGGGTTCTCTAATCTGAGTCCTGTTTCTGACTCAGCGTATTTACCAATGTACTCACCACTCGTGGTAACTACACTTACTAAATTTCCTACTTTCATATTTTTCTCCTTAATAACGGAACCCAAATGGGTTCTCATATGTTAATGCTTCAGGTGTGTCCTTTGCATCTCTTACTAACCAATAGAAAACTATAAAGTTTAATCCTGGTACTATTAACATTAACTGCCACCAACCACTACGACCTCTGTCGTGTAGTCTTCTTGCTGTTACTGATATACTTTGAACTACAGTCGCAAGTGTAAATAATGCTACTAACACTCCACTGTCGTTGTTTCCACTAAATGGTTCTAACATACTAAAGAATGTAAATCCTAGTACAAAGTTATCTGCTAACGCCAGTAGTCCTACTACTATACATGCGTATAGTGTGAAATACCAGTACTCTGGTCTGTCACTTCTGCCGTCAAAATCTGTTGCTCTTTCGACCAACACCGTTTTCATTGTATCAATGAAATGTTTCATTATATTCATATTTTCCTTTATGTTGATATAAAACTTTCAAGTGAACCACGACTTGCCTTCTCTCTGTTAATCAGTTTTAGTTTCTCTGCCTCAGCAGTCAACTTCTCCTTTAACGGAATAGAAAGTAATCGTTTCGCACCTTCGGGTTCTACATTATTATTCTCGCACACTCTAAGTATTGCACTCATTATGTCCGTCTTATTACCTACAAGTAATCTTTCTACTTGTTCCGTAAACTCTTTTCTACTTATCATTTAAGCCACCCATTTCGAAATGATACTCGACATTACCCTTTCTCTCGGAGTAGTAATCTTCATACTTGTCCATGGTCTCTGCCTCAGTTATTATTTCAAAGATAGCCTCACTCTTAAGTTGGCCATCGTATTCACCTTGAAGTAGTTCTTCGTCTTCATCTAAGCCATCTGACTCAATGTACTCTAAAACTTCTTCTTCTGTTATTCCACACTCTGTCAAGTATCCGCCATCGATATGTTTTTCTCTTTTAACATAAACTGTATGGTCTTCTATGACGGTTAAAATTATATCACTCATTTGATTTCTCCAAATCTATTTTCTCTGAACCATAAATTAAATGCATACTTCTCGCCTTCTAATACAGGTAGACCTGCATGTTGCGATAATATTTCTCGTTTATTGGTATCTGGTTCAACATTATACCATATAACGATTGTGCCTCTTTTTGGTTGAACATTGATTCCTAATCTATTGAATCCTGTTTCACCACCTTTCGGTACATCTCGTAAATAACCTAATACAGTTATTATTCTCTGACCACTTTGGCCCACATATAAATCATTGTGTTCTTCGTCTGATTCATCAAATGAGTCCCAATGATATTTGTATTCTTGTCCTTCTTTGTAATGTACAACCTGAAATGGTTCTGCATTCTCTAAGGGTATACGAACTGTATCTGAAATTCTATTTGCAACACCAAGTATAACATCGTTGGTGTGATGTGGCAACCAGGTATTTGAACCTGTTCGACCTGCATGTTTCATGCCCTTGCCGTCTTTGCTCGCAACATCTGATAACTCTAAAGAGGCAAGTGAATGTTGTAGGATGTGTTCGCATTCATGTTCTGTCATGAAGTCGTGAACGATACTCATCATGTGAGTATCATTATTGTGGATGTTAATCATACGCCGTATAGATTCTTGTATTGTTCTCTTAGTTGAAATAGTTCATCCACATAGTCTTGAGGTTGTGCCTCGAATATCTGGAAGGTATTCATACCCTCTACACCAACTATTGCAACGATGTTGTCAACAGCGTGTCCTGTCATCTCTTCTACCATGATTGCATATGCAGTCATTTGTATGTACCATGGTTTCGCCATGTATTCTTTTTTAATCTTTGATGATGATTTGAAGTCTATGATAGCTAACTCATTCTCCCATAGCCCTACGCAATCGACTCTACCTGCCATTCTCAATTCATTGGAGTAGAGAGGTGCCTCTAAGGCGATAGGTATAATTTCATCTAATACTGGTTGAACTGCCTTGAACATTCCTTCTTGTAGAATGTTTTCAAAGATTATCTCTTTCTTATCTTGTCTTAGATAGTCTTCTACATGTTGATGAAATTTAGTACCTCTGTTAGTTGCGGCCTTGGTAATCTTGTTCGCCTCTTCAGCGCCAACTCGTTCTCGCCACAACTTAATATGTTCTCTATTGAGAATGCCTGTGACTGTGGTGACTGATGGATACTTTATAGTACCTTCGCCATCTGTATAGTATCTTTTACCATTCTCGTACATGGTACTAAGTTCTATACTCTCTAATTCATGCAGTTCGCATATCGGTGCTGTGTTCATAATTTACTTCCTATTGTTTTGGAGTTTGATGTGTTTACTAACGACTTCTCTAGTCTGAGATTCTTTGACACTCATACCATTATATTTTCTGTCAACATCACTTCCTGGATATGCCTTACCTACATTTGATAAGACTTCTTTAAACCCACCATCAATCTTAACTCTATCCCCTGTTCCACCTGTGGTTGGGGGTGCAGTTAATATGACTTGTTTTAAGTGTGGGTTGTCTATCTTGAATTGGTCGAGTACTTTATAGGACATGAATCGTTCTTCGATACATCCTGTCTCTGAGTTTTCGAAATCGTAACTAGGCATTTAACTGGTCCTCTACAATTTGTTTGACTTTCTTTTCACTGTACCAAAGGCCACTAAACAGTTGTTCTGTTCCGTCTTTCCATTGTACATAATATCGTTTGTAACCATAAGGTCTTTCTGAGAAGATTCTAACTTCTCCATAATTCTCTACTAATAATCTCATAACATAAATTGTGGGACATCTCTTTTAGTCCACTTCGCAAAATCTTTTTTGTATTCTCTGTAGTATTTATGATACGCATCGATGGCGCTTTCTGATTTGACATCATCTGGCATACACTGTGGTGGTTCTCGCCACGCACCTAGATTGCAGTTATCTGGTATGTTGTCTAGTAACTGTCTGAGTTTAGTATCTGTCATATGTGTTCTGCCGTAACGGTAAGTATACTCGTCACATAGATTGGTGAACATGTCATATGCATATTGATACTGTATTGCATTTTCACGAACCCATACAGTAGACGGATGATTGATATGAGATGCCTTGTATAAGATATCTTCTCTGTCATCAAGCATACGCCATCTCTGTAGTCTACGGCCGTTCTTAGACAAACCATAATACGACTCGCCATCTAACATGCGATGAGCAGTAGATAACATCTGAGCATACTCGATAATCATCTTGACTACATGTTTGTCGCAATGTAGTGTAGCAGATATATCTGGTTCTTTGTCTAAGTAAAATAAATTCATAATTGTTTAATCTCTTCTAGGTACAGTTCAACTTTTTTCCATGCAAGATAACCTATAACATCTTGTGTGATAGGAGTATGGTAACACAGCTCGTCATCACTGTCAAGTACCGCAATCTCCCATAGTCCAGATTTGCCACCGTAACTGTAATCATGTTTGACTACACTGGCGCCATAACCGTTCTCGAACTTATAGACATGTTGTACACCATCGTTTATATATTTGGTGTCTTGTAAAAAGTCTCTATACTTTCCCCATGAATCTAACATCTCCATCTTTATCTCCTACTTGTAAAATATGTGTTCATTAATAACTACTGTTTCGTTTAGTGTGCCTGCCCAATACGGATTGACATACACATTATGATAGTGAGTCGCACCTTCTGTAATGTCAGGATAGTAACCATCTACGACATCTCTGGCAATCAATAGACACTCATCGAATGTCTTTGTATCTAAAGGTACATCTGACTTGCCATCGCAATACCAACTGAACTGACATTGATTTCTTCTAGGGACTAGTTTGCCCTGCCAATTCTCTCTTAACTTTGCATCATAAACTACGCCACAAATATCTACTGGATATGAGTAGTGTTGTGTTCTATTCAATACAACATTTGCTACTGCAACTTTACCAGCGAGTGGTTGATTACCTGCCTCGAAGTAAATGTTTTGTGCAAGACAAAATACATCACCGTTCTCGTCTGAGGCCATAACTTGCATACTCATAGCACCACATAGAAATCCTAAAAAGGCACCTAGTGTAAAACTTATATATCTCATCTTCATACTAACACCCACTCGTTGTGTGTTCGTATTCGTCTGGACAATCTACCCTACCACACATACATGTTGTAGTGTTTAAATGGAACATAGTCGACTCTGGACTCATATCTTGAGCATTGGTTGTACCATACTCACAAAGATTCATGACATCATCAGCAGTCAACTTGCCACCTGTTTGTTGTGCAATCAGTGTCGCACTCTCGTAACTAAGCTGCATATCTTTCTCCGTTGTGATTCTCACCATTTCTATTGAAGTTATCAAGAATCATGTTAAGCACATCTACTGCATAGTAAGACTTGCCACCGATATTCCATTCGCACTCTTCAGTAGGAATATACCCAAACTTCCAAGCATAGATGGTAACAGTCTCATAGTTCCAGTCATCGTAATCTATTTCATCGATGTTCTGAGCATCGTACCACTTAGCATCAATGCACCACTCACATGAGACTTTCTCATATGGGTCAGCATTAGTGAATGTTGGCGGTCCCAACACTTGACACAACCTATCATAGGTTGTCGTTTTATATCCCTTTAAGGATGTACCTGCCGAAACCATATCCGGTGAAAGTACTTCATAGTCTTTTATTATCATAATTTATCTCCTATCTTAAATAATCTGGACCGTGTAGTCTTAGACTACCTGGTATAATATCGTAACCTTCGTAAAGATTACCTCTTGCCTTGTTTAGAGCAGGTGTCTTCCATCCTGCGGACATTAGAACATCACCAACTTTGAACTTGTCATTGGCAACATTAATGAAGCCCCACACTGAACGAGACTGGTTGTCTTCTACTGAAAATATTTTAATGTATTTTTTGCCGATTGAATAATCGTGCGATAATGAATCACGAGTATGTTTCCATTGCATGTGATTTGCGTGAGTTATGTCTTTGCATAAAGTCTCTACTAGTTCTACTAGTTCTATTGCTTTAGTTTCTGCTGTCATTACGAAATACCTCCAACGATAATTGCGAATAAGAAGAGCGACATTCCTTGTAAGAAGTCAGCATCTAGTAGCCCGAGGTTTTTTATTGTTTTCATAATGTCTCCGTGTTTTTTCATTATATACATAGTATAACAAAAAGTGACACCCACCGTCAACCCCTAACCATCAATTAAAACCGTGCAACATAGGCTTCATCTGTTTCCATCATAGAACGGTTCAATGCAACCTGTAAGTTAATCTTCTCAGCATACATATGAGCTTCCATTTTAGAATGGAATATCTTAGAACATAGTGGACGATTGGTGTGTAAACATAGTAGTCGATAATAGTATTTCATTACTGCACCGTCCATGTCATAGTCATAGGATAAAGAACAATATCAATGGGTGCATCTTTGTCTATCTTAAGTGCATCATACTCTTCTTGTTCGATGCGTTCATGTGGAGTTAACCACGTTGCATCTTCTAGAAACTCTTTGTCGGTCCAGTTCTCAGGTAGTTGTTTAGACATTTCTTTATTCCTTTCTTCTCTCAGTGAGGTAGTATTATCTCAAAAAGTGAGGCCTACTGTCAACCCTTTTGGTCTAAATATTCTAGTAATGCAGTCTTCTCATCTGGTGTAAGTGAACCAACATCTTTGAATCTAGTCCATGTTGTGCCGGCTGTGACCATCTTGTTGCCTGCCGTTACAGCTGCGTTCCATAGTAAGTCATTTTTTGGGAATAGTTTATTTGTTTCTGCGAGGGTAATCATTTCCCTGCCAATCGCTACGATTTTTTGTACTGCTGGTGAATCACCGTAGTACGACATGTTTTTGCCTGCGTTTAATACTTTCATTAGAACTCCTTGTTCGTTTAATTAAGATACTAGTATATCAAAAAGTGAAGTCTGGAGTAAACCCTTTTTTATAAGTTTTTTTGTAGGTCGTCTAATTCTTGAATTTTTGCAGTGAGAATATCTAATCTGTTGGGCCAGTAGATATAGTCCTTGTCTGAATCCTTTGCAAGATTCTCAAGTAGTGGTCTGATAAAGTTATCGAGTTTGTTGATTACTTCCGTTGCAGTAGTAGTCTTCTCAATAATCTTAGTGTCAACAGATGCAAGTTCATCTGCATCCATAGCTGTAAATCCGAAATCGTTGTATTTTACTTCTGTCATAATACTATTTAGTGAATCTCTCCATATCTTTTATTGTCTGTTTATCTGATTGAACACTTTGATAATTCTCTGCGTGTTGGAATGTCATTTCGGGAATGTCGATATGTTTACTTCCGGTGCAGTGTTTATAAATCCAACCTGCAACTTCGTTATGTGAAATAGATGGAAGGTCTTGATGATTCAGTAGTCCTAGATTAAGTGTAGTGATACGACACTTCTTATCTGAGTTGTACACTAGGTTGTTTGATAGATGATTGAGTGATGCTTTCTGAGCTGCATACAGATAACCCTTCGAGATGTTTGGTTGACTTGCACGAGATGAAATATTAATAATAGTTTTTTCACTATCATTTTTCCACGCATTGTAAGCTTGCATTAATAATTCTGTTTGTGTGAATCCCACATGGGCACAATTAATAAAGACATCGTTTTCTTCCCACACCCAATCACAATCTAATATGTCCTCGACACGAACATGAGACACTTGGTGTATTGTTCCTATGTACGGAGTCGATACAATTGTATCACCAATAATTTTTGCGAGTCCGCTACTTCCCGTTATTATTGCTTTCATAATATTCCTTGATAATATCAAACGATGGTTTGCCAAATAGTGTACCATCTACACTACATTTGTTGCATGGGGACACTGACCTGTTTCCTTTCATCAATCTCTTTCTAATCTTTGTCATTGGTTTACTAAACCAAACTTCATGCAAGGTGTCTTGTAATAGATTACCAACAACATGTTCTTTACCCCAATCGTTAGAACAGAACAATACATCTCCGTTCCAGTCTACAAACATTTTATAGAATGGGTAGTGACATGGTTTGCCTTGTAGGGCAGTAACACTTGACTCTTCTACACCAACCCAATCCATAACACCACTACGATTGTTTAGTATGAGTCCATGTTTCTCAAAGTCGCCCCAATGCATTCTGAATTTGTATTTGCCAGGAAGTACATCTGCCCACAATAACATCTCTTCGAAGACGGCCATTTGTTCTATGCCGTCATAGAGATTGATATAGATTAAATCTAGTCCTGACTTGTGGAAGAGGTCTTCAAGATAACCCATGGTAAGTTTATCTCCGTTCGTGTTACACTCTAAGGTCGCACCTGGCAGATGGTTTCTAAACACTGCAACGATTTCTATGAAGTTAGGGTTGAGTAAGTTCTCACCGAAACCAGAGAAAGATATCTTACCCTTAAAGTTGTTATCGTTCAGTTCTTGTGCAATTGTATTCGCACCCTTGACTGTTAGATGTAGATTCTTATTGGGATAAACTTTGGGGTCGTGTCGAGGACAAAACACACATGTTCTATTACATAGTTCTGTTGTGTTAATCTCCACAGTAAGAATAGAATCTAAGGGTTGTGTACCCTCGTTCTTCGCCCAATGTTTCTTTTCTTGTTCTCTACGATGTTCTAAGAAGTCGTATTGGTCGACTGCCTGTATAGGAATGTTCCTACTATCGTTCACACGAATCTACCTGTTAATTTCTGGTCTGTTGTCCCAACGATAAAATTCTTTAGTCTCGTGGTCCCAATACCAACCACCAAACTGTTGCAGTTCGTATGGCGTATCTGATTCGTTATAGATTTGTTTTTCTGGTGTTCTCATTATAATACTCTATTTGTTGTTGTATTTATTGTACTAGACAACACAGCATATGTCTAGGTAGTTCTTCAGTATCATTTCTCACTTCTATTACATAAGTACCTTCTGAGAAAATGTCATCAGGCACAACTATGAATTGAGCGTCTTCGTCATCATTGAAATGGTTACTCTTGGGGTTGACGCCTTTAGGGTGTCTCTTATACACCTCACTTTCGTATGTCGGTGATTCAGTAGTAAATGGTTCTAGTGATAATGAGAATGTTTTCTTACCATGCTTATATACATTCACTTTGTCCCATGGTTGGTCGTGAATGTATCTAGTGCCTAGTATTGTTGAGATTTCTTGGGGTAAGTCAATACGAAGAAGACCAGTCCATGGTCGTTCTTCGTACTCTTTACATAAATCTTTTTTGTCGACTTGACAAAGGGTTAACTTAGAAGTAACCGCCGTCTTGGATATCGCTTTTATCATCGTTGCCTTCAGCATCTTCAGAAGATACAAACTCACCACTCTCTTGTAGAGATGTGATAAAGGTATCTACTTGTGTTAAGAAACTTGCAATCATTACTGCCTTAGTATCTTTAACATCTAATTTAAAATCTAACATGGCGCCTTGTGCAAGAATGCCTGTCTTAGTCATTGCCTTAAGTTCTGACTCTGAAGGTATAGTAACTTCTTCATACTCTTCTTCTTCGATTACTGGTGCGTTGTCAATCTTTGCTTGAACGGCTGCGAGCATCTCTTCTTCAGAATCGTAAGTAGGAATAGTTTCTCTAGGTTCTTCGTAACCAATATCTAAACTTGGTTCAGTAGGTCTTTGTGAATTACTAATTACAGGTGCTGAAGGAGTAGTTGGTTCTACAACTTCTCTCTCTTCTACATATACGCCATCTGCAATGGGTGTTCTTACTGCGGTATCAGTAGTGCCAGTTGGTAACTCATTATAAAGTTCATCTAGTTCGTCATTGGTTACTTCTGTTACTGTTTCTACATTCTTTTCTGCCCACTCTTTAAACGATGCTTTTGCATCCTCTACGTTCTGGTGGAAGTCTTCACTACGTTCATGTGATTCTCTATTAGAAATAGGTTCTAAGTCTGCCTGCATTGTTTCTGATTCACTCAACTGAGTTTCTGCCTGTGCGACTTCTTCTACTTTTGCAACTTCGTCCATGAATGATTCTGTTGTTGTACCATTCGGTGTCCATTCAGGATTAGGTTCTGTCCAAGTCTCTTCTGACTTTGATGCTTCAGGTTCAGGATTCATGAATCGTGCCATTTGGAATGCACGAGACGGTGCCTTATCTACGGCAGGTGTAGGTTGAACTGGTGCAGTAGCAATGTTAGCTTTATCTACTTGTACCATTGCATCAACTCGTGCCTGTTCATCAGCAGTAAGAGGTGTTGCAGTCATTCCTGTTTGAAGACCAATAACACCATCGCCGTTTAAGTCCATTGAAACGCCATGAGATAAAAGAACTGCTTCCATATTTGCAACTCTTTGTTCTGCTGTTTTTCTGCGTTGTCTTTCTGCGGTCTCACTATCACGAATTGCTTGAACAGCGGCTTCTTGTTTTGCAACTAGTTCGGCTGCTTCTTGTTCTGCCAAGTCCTGTAATCGTTTTTGTGCGTTTTGAATTTGAGTGTTGTACTCAATTTGTGCCTTGTTGACTTCATCTCTAAGGACAATCACTGCATCTAAGTCTGCTGGTTTAATCATACCAGATTTCATTTGATTGTCTAACATCATTTGAACCACACCTAGAACTTGTGGATTTAATTGTGATTTAAAATTTTGAATTCTTTCACGAATTCGGTCTGACTCAGAAACTTCTGGTACTACCATTGTATCTGAAAATGTTGGCTCTGCCATTGTTTACTCCATGGAGTCCGACTCGACTAGAAAGTTCATACATCGGAAAGTTAAACTTTCCCTATTGTTCTATGTATAGTCTCTGCGGACAGTTATATTTATTTAAAATTGCACATCAGGAAAGGCCTTTTGGCAAATTTCCCTAGTGATGTTCTTGAAAGGCCAAGTTTTATCTTTGACTAATTCCATTACCTCTGCCTCTTTAGCAGGTATACTTTCCATTAACTCAATCCACATAGACTCTCTACGAGTGTCTTTGATTTCGTCATTACAGAAATATTTGAATTTTCTGAATTCAAACCTAAGAGATGATTCTGCAAGGTCACTTGCTGGAGCATCGTTAGGTGTATAAGGCGTTTTGCCTTCTGGTAATCTAGAAACTATCTTCTCGTTGAATGCCCATTGACATACTGGTTTAACTGCACCATTGCTTTCGCCATATACTCTAAGTCCATTAATCGCAAAGTCTGTATTCTCTTGTGCGACTAAATCTGCTTGACATAGTATCTCGTATACATCAGCGTTCTTCTGAAGTCTCACTCGTTTCTCAACAAGTTCTAGTTTCGGTTTGTTTGGGGCGCCCTTAGGTCGTCCTCTTCCTTTCTTTAATTTTTCAATCATTATGTAAAGTTCTCCATCGTTATTGTTTTAGTAGGTGTTTCCATTATTGAAAAGTCACCAATATTATCTATCAATTGATTCAATCTTTGTGTGCGTAAATAATCAAAGACTTTGCCCTTGACTGGTTCTGCTTTAGAATATTCACTAAGAATTGCATCTTCTATTTTATTTGGAATCATATCGAAATCAATTAATGTTTGATTTCTTAAATAATTACGGTAGTATTTATCATCATTGCCGATAGTGATTCTGAGATATTTATCTAATATTGGTCTGCGTAAAGGCGTTTGTCTAATACCTGCATCTAAACAATCATCATTTGATAATATATTTGGTATGCCATCTGACTTATCTCCCTTTAATATATGTTCTTTTAAAAACATATTCGCATCTTCACAATTAATCTCTTTGTTTAAATTAGGAGACCATTGTCTTACACCAGAATATTTGTGTAGTTGTTGGAAGTCTTTATCACCAGAGACAATCATAATGTCTTCTTTCATGTGAAACTTCTTAACTATGATGGCGATGATGTCATCTGCCTCACACTTCTCAACATACAAATACTTGTACGGAAAGTTATCTCTTATTTCTTCTTTAACTTTTTGCAGTGTATCAAAGATTAAAGTCCAATCTCTTGCATCTGCCTCTCTAGTCTTTTTACGATTCGCCTTGTATAAAGGGTAGTAATCTTTACGCCATGTATTACCGGCGTCTGTACATAGAACAATCTGACCGTAGTCTCTACCATATCTTTTCTGGTAAGTTCTAAGTGAGTTTAGTATCATATGCCTGAGCATAGATTCGTTTATTTCATTATCGTTACTTTTCAGTTGAGCCATGAGGCCTGCGATAATAGTTTGCGTGAAGTCAATTAATATCATAATATTCTCTTAAGTCTTTTAATGATACCAGTATACACTAAATTGTGGTTGATTGTCAAGCAGGTAAATCAACTATCGAAACATTACCAGCGACACTGATTCTAACAGCGTTCTCTTCGTAATGTGCAAATACTACATGTCTTAACCAAGAAGGAAATATAATTATATCTCTACGCTTAGGTATGTGTTGATATCCTGACCAGTTTAAATAGTTGGCTTCGCCATACTGTAGTTCAATCATACCAGCAAGTTTACGATTCGTGGTATTCTCACCTTGTACGTCATGTGGTGAGTCATACTCATTGTCTTGTATTTCATCCATATGAAGTTTATCTAAATCATTTCTACAATATACTACAAAGGAGAAATTACCATTATGTGAATGAGGTGGATTAAATTCTCGTGCCTCTTGAATATTAGACCAGATGCCGTCTAGTTGCAATGGCATTCCAGATTCACCAGTAGCGTAATGTGAAAATCTATCACAATGCATTAATAGTTCATTGTGTAAATCTTCTGATATACTAGTTGATAGGTCTGATTGTTTTAATATTCTTCCTGCAAGTCTACCAGATGCATCGAATTCAATCTTGCCACCTAGTTCTACTATGAGTTCATCTAACTCATCAACTGCATACTCTGAAACCTTATCTGTATAAACAGGAGGACCAAATGGGAATATAACAGGCATCTCGTTTCCGAATTCATACCCTCCGTGTCCATCTGTCTCCTCTGTCTTACTATCATCACTGCGTTGAGCAGCACCAAGAGGGTCGAGTAAAACCTTTTCTCTTCTAGAGAGTTGTTCGTCTGGTTGGGTTTCTTTAGAACCTTTATTATCTATTGGTATTACTTTCATTATTTTTCCTCATGTAACTTTATAAAATATTCTGCATCAACACATACTAGTGGTTTCTTTCTATTCTTCTTAAACACCACTAATGGTTCGTACCGACCACAGTTCGCTTCTGACTGTTCATAGGCAGACCATATGTTGACCTTCTCTTGATTTTTGCACTCTACTGAGTATGGGAAATATTCTCTTGACTGAACACCCATGATAACATCTTCACCAGATGAACCCATTGGTCTGGATTCCATATCTTCTGGATTTAATTTTAGATGTTCTACTAACTTAGTAACAACCCACTTCTGTAGATTTCTACCCTTTGCTTTCGCTGATGATGTTTTCATTAAACTGTATACTCACTCCGCAGCCACACGCTGACTCCTCATTTGGATTTAAGAATTTAAAAAATTCATTTAATCCTTCTTTAACATAATCTAAAGTCATGCCATTTAGAAATGGTTGACTCTCTTCATTAACTAGAAAAGAAAACTTACCATAGTCGGTAACTTCGTCTCCTTCTCTTAATATATCCTCTGCGAATATATATTCATAACCTGCACAACCACCACCAGTTACACCTAGTCTAACGGTGTCTACTTTTTTCTCTATAAGTTTAGAGACTGCTATGTCGGTAACTTCTATCATATAGTTATTTATCTGTTCTCTAAGTTCTGCATAAAAATATCCATATACTTATCTTCGTTAAGTACTTCATATCCATATCCAGTGATGCCACCACCGTATGTCTTGATATGTGTGTATACCTTTTTGTATGCATGTTTGTTATACATGTCCACCCACCAATCAATTGGTCTTAGTGTGCAATGTGCATTGTCTCCATTCGGAAGAATTGCAAGTGCTGGTACAACACAGATTCCAAGGAACACAAACTTGTCTGCTCGACTTGTAATCTTCTCAATTGTTTCGGGAATAAATTCTTCGGGGATGTGTTCAAATACATCGGTGCAGAATATTCCATCAAACGGCCCATCGGGTAATATGTCATGAGAAGGAACAGCAGGGTCATATAGACTCGGCATACTTCCTAGTGACTTGGCAAAGTTCCCATCTGAGTACTGCAATCCCTTACCACAACCATAGTCCAATAAAGTCTTAGACTGTGTGTCCCCAATCAACTGAATGATGTGGGGGAGTTGCTGTTCTAAACTGACACCATTGTAATCATCGTTCTCAATATGATACTGTTTGTATTGGTCGATGGATTCAGCTCTATTCATCTTCGTCTTCGGGAGGTTCTTTATCAATCTAAACCCTTATAGTAGTTATCAGTCTTTTGATTGTAACCATAGAATGAACCTTCTTTGATAACATCGAACATTTTTTGAACCCAGTTGTCGGCACAATCTTCGGCAAATGATTCTGAGTGACTATACAGTTTTCTACACTCTTGCAATTTGCCATTCTCCATTAAGTCTACTTCGAAACCATCACTAGTCTTCCACACCTCAGCGGTTCTGTTCTCTTTGCTGAATTGGTGGTAACTGGTTCTAGTCATCGGTGTCCTCTTTTGGTAAGAACTTAGTCTTATCTTTTATAGCGTCATAAGGTATATGAACTTCTTGGTCGTCTGGTATATATAAATGATTAATCATTGAACGGTTACAAGTATCGATTGCATCGTGTACTGTTTCGACAATTGATTCGCCACCTAGATTAAATGATGTATTGAATATAATCGGTACACCTGTTCTTTCATAGAACCCTTTGATTAAATTATAATAGTTTGGGTTCTGTTCTTCTGTAACTGTTTGAATTCTACATGTGTTATCTGAGTGAACCAATGTAGGTATATCTTTGAGTGCCTTTGGTTTACACTGAAGTGCAAATGACATCCAAGGTGATTCTGGTAATTGTAACATGTCAAAGTATTCTTCTGCATGTTCTAACATGACACTACATGCAAAGGGTCTATAGGACTCTCTCTTCTTCACCATGTTGAGTATGTTCTTCGCATCTCTATGTCTAGGGTCAAACATAATGGAACGATTGCCTAAGGCACGAGGACCCCATTCAGACTCTTCTTGCCACATACCAACTATCTGTTGATTATCGATTAACTCGTCTAGGACGCAATCTAGTTCTCTATGAATTTGTGTCAGTAGCATTCTCTTCTCCTTTTAATATATCTCTATGCATGTCTAGTGCAGCCCCAACTGCCGTACCACCATCGTGGGGGATAGGGTCAACAAAGAACTGAACATCTGGAAAGAGTTTTAAATACTTTGCGTTGTTGGTGCAGTTTAAACTAAACCCACCTGAAAGAACAATGTTCTTGCAATCTGGAACTAAATCTAATGCCTTCTGAATAACTGTTTGTGCATGGTCGAGTGAATCGTGTTCTAATTTATTTGCAGTCGTATGTTTATTCCATACGTTACCCATACTGCCATCGGGTTGTAATGTACCATAAGATGCCATACCCATAACTTTACCAGCGGCACGACCCATTTCGTCACAACCTAATGCATAGGACATGTTACTAAAGTTCATACCCATACTAGGTAGTGAAGTAAATACAGACTCGACACCATCGTAATCATACGTCTCATCATTCATACACATGAGAGGGTCTTCACCCCAACCACCCATATTCATTTCATTTCTTAAATCGGATAAGAATCTATGATTAGAGTATCTCTTATATAAAGGAGTGACTGCATCATTTTTATAATGCCAGATACATTCAATCTCTTGATACCCAGGCCAATCTTCAAAGTGACTATTCCAACCACCGCCATCCCATGTGATGCATATTGCTTCTTCGTATGGGGATAGATGAGTACCACACACAGCATGGAAATAATGATGTTCTGGTTTGAACTCTACACCAGTGTTCTTAGGTGATACTTGTTGTGCGATTGCCTTGTTGAGATATTCGTCTTCATCTTCTTGACGAGTATTATTCTTAAATACAGACGAGCCATATTTTTGTTGTACGGAAACTAAATGTTCATATGATAACTGTTGACTAGATATGTCTTTAATGAGTGCCTGTTGCATCTCCCTGTCATTCTTCACCTTGTCTGTTACATTGACCTTAAAATCTCTCCTATCGAAGGAGGCGAACGCCAGATAGTCTGGAGAGTGTAGTTGTTTGTGTTCGATACAGACGAGTCCTAACTCTTTGTAAGGTTCATCGCCACCATTATCTTCTGAGGGTGACCAATATTTACTTCTGCGACTACGCTCTTCTTCGTAAACATGTTTGACATGGCCGTCTTCAACGACTGCTACTGCTGTGTCATGTGATGTATTCACACCAAGAATCACTGTTGGTTTGTTTTTCATAATATATTTCCTGTTATGAATTATTTTGTAATGTTATATTCTTTATTTAGGGCGTCTTGTGTCACCATATTTCTATGTAGAAGGTCAGCAACCATTTCTGTATGCCCAATTTTACGTCCTTGATACTCACCTGAGAGGTAAGAACCAACAACACAAACGCTAATAAAGATAAAATGTATGATGTATAAGTCCATAGTCTTATTTATAGATTATTATAATGGTCATCTAGGTCAGCATTCACTGACTTTTGATTCTTTTTAAAAAGTTTATCGCCAAATATAGAGATTTTCTCTGTAAGACATCTCTTTTTCCATTGATAATGAATGGTCATGAACAAACCTGCCCATAATCCGAGTGAAAAAAGATACTTGAAGAGTATCCATGGTAATAATATGAGTTCTAACATTTATTTTCCTTTAAAATTAAACTGGAGGGGTGGGAAAACACTCTCACGCATGTCGTGAATAAATTGTGGACTTGGTGATGTTCGTTTCCCTGCCCCTTACCCGAGCAATACAGATGTAATTACAACTGTTGCCCCTATTAAAAGTAAACTGTAGATACAGTATACACTGTAGACAAGATTTTTACTAGGCCCTTTTGTTACTTTTTCTTGCATAACCACTCCCAGCACTGATATCTTGTATTCGTTTGTTGTTTGCCTTTCTTGATTTGTTTCTCATGCGTTTGGCTGCTGTCTCACGAGCCCATTCGTTCTCGTTCAGTGTAATATAATCATCACACCCTTGACCTAGACCACGAAGAAACTTAAGAAAACGATTTTTCTCAGTCTTCGTCATCATAGAGTAGGCTTCAACGAAGTCTTCTTCGGTAGACACCAACTCAGAGATTAAACCATCCCACTCGTGGCGCATGAGTTCAACCAGTTTGCGTTTGTATTCTAGACCAGTAAGATACTTAACCATATCGAACTTACTCTTATAACCGTTATCCATAAACTGGTCAATCTGATACTCAATCTCACCGAGGGCATCATTGACTTTGTTCTGCATTGCTAATTGTATTTTATTCATAGACATTATATATAAAAGTTAAGAGACTAAAGACTTGAAGACTCCAATGAGGAGTATAATAAAGCCAACAGAGTTAAGTATAATCAAAGCTCTGTCATTCCAAAGTATTCCAACAAGTAACCATCCGAAGACACCTACGGTGCTGAGATACAAGTCGAAGAGACTAAACGCTTCCAGACCAGTAGCCCTTGCGGCCATAGAGGTTATCAATAGAACACTCGCACACCACTTGATGTACCATGCAA